TGCCTATAAACGTTGATTCAAAGGCGTTTAACAATTTATCGTGACATAATAATGACATAAAAATCCAGAAAATAAAAAATGCCGTTTGATTCAGCTGAACTAAACGGACATTTAAAATAACTCTTTTGAGACGTTTTCCATGAGTTGACTAAACTTGTGGGAAGCGTCTTTTTTATATGAGTTGGTAATTTTAGCGTAGATGTTCATTGTGGTATTTATATCTTTGTGGCGTAGTCTTTCTTGTATTTCCTTGATATGTACGCCAGCCTCTATAAGTAGGGCGCAATGTGTATGACGGAATGAGTGCGTGCTTATTTGTTTATTGGTTATGTCAGTCTTTTTAAGTATAGCTTTTATCCATAATTGCAGCTTTTTAATCACAAGTGGATAACCATTCACATCAGTAAATACGAAATTATTATCTACATAGAACTCATTTTTCCATGTATCCTGGACGTTTACCTTATAATCTTTGAGTAATTGAATCACGTGGGGATCTACTGATATTTTACCGATTGAGCTTTCAGTTTTAGGTGTAAGTATCTGATAATGCTTTTTATTATTATTTGGATTGTAATAAGTCTTAGTAATGCTAATCGTGTTATTCTCAAAGTCTATATCAGACCATTTTAATGCTAACAATTCGCCTGCACGCATGCCCGTATATGCTAGTGTGGTAAATACTTCAAAGCTATTAAGTGGTGAATGATGATTTTTAGCAACCTCCAGGAATTGAAATAACTCGTCTTTTTCAAGAAATTTTTTATTTATCTCACTATCCTCTAACTCTTCCACGCTTACTTTCTTTTTAGGTCGTTTAATACCCTCACTAGGTAGTACCCTAATCAATTTCATATCATAAGCATATTTAAATATCATATTAGTAGATGCCACAATACTATCAACATAATTCTTACTATACTGTGTGCTCATATCGTCCACAAAGCGCTGGTAATCATGTTTCTTGATAGTTTGTATTGGTTTAGTATTAAAGTACTCTATGGCGTGCTGTATGGCTTTCTCACGTGCTCTTACACTACTTACTTTTACATCGTTAGCATATTGTTTAAGCCAATCATCAGCTACCTGTTTGAAGGTGCTGGAGGACGGGGGAATATATTCACCATTTCTTAATTGACGCTCTATCATTTCAGCTTGATGTTTAGCGTCTGATTTACGTTTAAAGCCAGTCTTAGAGATATATTCATATTTTCCCGTTTCTGCATTTTTCCCTAGTGATATGCGATAACGCCAGTTGTTTTTAGATATTTGATCGTAACTTGCCATAGGAACACCTACTTAATATTTTAAATCGTTAGGGTCATTCAACTTTTTTATCAATTCTTCATATTCTTTAATATAATTGTCTGCTACCTCTCCATCTATATTTTTATTTCTTTTATTATGCTTTATTTCTTGTAGTTGGATTTCAACTTTTCTTATAAAATATTCATTTATTAAATTGTATATGTATTTTCTATCTTCGTCTGTCATTTTTATTTTACGAAAGTATTTTTCGTTGTACTTGTCATTTAAATGAAAAGCGACATCGTTCATTGGTAATTTAAAGTATTTATCAATTATTAAGCCGTTTTCTTCATAAAACATTACATTTGGTGAACTTTCGTTTAGTATAGCTTTTATCATACTTTGATTGCTTTCGATTTCTTGCGCTGAATTTTTTTTAACATTTAAAAAATCAGGGTAGTATTTTCCTTTTGTTCCTTTAGATATTTCTTCTTTTATTTGACTTATTTCATGAATATTTTTCGATATTGCGTAAATATAATTTTCAAGAAATGCAACTGAAGGATTAACCTTGTGACCTTTTTCTACACCAGCGATATAGCTATATGAATAACCTATTTTTTTACCTAAATCTCTAGTAGTCAATCCTTTTTCTTCTCTTTTTCTTCTTAAAAAACTTCCTAAATTAAAGTGTTCCATTTTTTCACCTCAACATAAATATAACATGTTAAGAACACATAGAAAACAAAAAAATAAACTTAAGTATTGCAAAGTTATTTATAAAGTATTAGAATAGCATTAAGATAAAAGAACACAAAAAAGTGTTCTCGGAATAAAGGAGGTAAAATAAAATGTATTTAACAGTCAAAGAAGTTTCTGAATTATTACGTTTGAATGAACATCATACGTACAAGTTGATTAGAGAGAAAGAAATACCAAGTATCCGTTTAGGGCGTAAAATTTTAGTGCCAAAACAAGCACTTATGAATATGTTAAAAGAAAAGGAGGCATAACCAATGATTAAACAAATTTTCAATGATAAAGAAATTCGGTTTATTGAAAAAGACGATGAGTATTGGGCAGTAGCAAGTGATGTGGCAAATGTATTGGGTTTTAGAGATGCATTCAATGCTACAAAATATTTACCAGAACATGTGAGAGGTACTCTCAAAGGTAGTACCACATCAGATAAAAAGAAATCAAGAAAATTCCAAAATTACACAGTTATTAACGAAAAAGGTATTTACCGACTTGTGATGCGTTCGAACAAACCTGAAGCTGTAGATTTCCAAGATTGGATTTGTGACGTGCTGGTTGAATTACGCCAATCAACAGGGCTTAAAGGATACGAAGCCTTTCGCATGCTAGACAAAGAAAAACAAAAAGAAGCTATGGATAATTTGAAAAATGGTATTGAAGTTATTTCTAAAAAAGACTATTGCAAAGCTCAAGCAATTAGTAATAAAGCAGTTTCAAATGTGTTCGGTTTTCCTAAGATGATTAAAAAGCAAGATATGACACAGGAAATGCTGGAGTTAAGACAACAGGTATTAAATGACACAGTAGAGTTTATGGTGTTTGTTGATAAATATAATCTTCCTTTATCTGTGAAAAAGCACATTTACGACAAATACAATGACAAGCAACAAATGGCATAAGGAGGCTTAAACAATGTTCAACATTAATATTGATGAAGATGAAGCACGTGAGTTATTAGAACAGGCGATTAATCAACGTGTAGATGAATTAGCAAGAGAAAAGTTCTTTATGACATATAAAGAGTTAGCTGAATACCTAAATTTAAGTAAACCAACGATTGAGGAGCTACTTATTAATAACGGTATGAAATATTACATGGTAGGAAGCACATACCGATTTAAAAAATCTGATGTAGATGAATTTATGGAGAAAATCACATCACACATGGATATACACAATAATGATTTAAAACAGATTAATGTTAAGAAATTACTTAGCACAAAGTAGGAGGGATAAGAATGCAGCAACAAGTAGTAATTACAAAAAGTGTAGTAGGTTGGTTCAATGTGAAAGATGTTGAAGGGAAACTTCTTTTAAATATTGCGCCTGATGTATTTAAGAAATATTTTCCTGAAGTAAGTCCTGATATTTCTATTGCATGTATGGAATTGGAATTAAATCGAATTGTAGAACTAAAAGAAAAGAAAAAAGAAGAAAGCGAGCGTGTAGGAAATGGAAATTAAACAAAAATATCAATTATCAAAAGTAGTAAAAGTATTAGAGAAAGTATTATATGAAAAAGATAAAGACGTATTTTTATCAGCGAAAGATAGATTTCATTCTATTACAGATTATCGCTATGACGATACAGCATTTTACGAACATATTTTAAAACTAATTCATAAAGAGTTATTTAATATTCTTGTTGAATTAGATTTTGAAGATGAGGCGTTTTATATTCTTGACGAAGTAACAATGACATTAAGCGATGTTATGAATGAAGACAAAGAAATTTACTACTATACCGTAACAGATAGCACAGGTGAACATGAACACACGACAGATCGTGAAGGGCATGTAATTGGTATTTTAGAATGGGCGTTGGATTATATTGTTGGAAATATTGAAGTGGAGTGATTCAATGGCTGCTAAATTAGATGTGAATAAACAAAATATCATGCATGCTATCAACTGGATTATTAAAAATGAAGAAGAAATTATATTTGAAAGTCAAAGTCAGTTAAGTTTCTTCAGTCGTGAAGATTTGGAGAAAATAGACTACTGCAAGCGTACATTAGAAAGTTTAATTGAAGCTAAAGAAATCTATAATAAACAAAAAATTAGTTAAGGAGTTAAGCAATAATGGATTGGGAATTAAGAAATTTATTTGATGATTTAGAAGTAGTACAAGAAAAAATTAATGATGTCGTAACATCTTTTGTATGGTTTGATGATGAGTATTTCACACATGAACCTAATCATATGTTAACTAAAAAAGAAATATATACGCATGGCTGGAAATATCACGAGCATCGTATCAAAAACACACAAGTTATTGATTTAATGCTTATGTATATGAAAGATTTTGATGACATTATGAAACAAATCCGTGAAATAGAAAAAGCGTCATCTGATATGAATAGTTTGGCGACTAGATCAGATAACGCATAGAAACAAGTATTTAATTAAATACCCACTAAAATACTAACACATATGAAAGGTTGATTACATGGACGAAGTGAGTTTATATAAAAAGCATTTTGAATTTCATTCAAATTTAGATTATATCAACACGGCAAATTTATCAAGAATTAAGGAGATAAGTAAGCGAATTAATTTCGCTTCTATCTCTACTGATAAACAAGTGTTTGACAATAAAGGCAACGTATATCACCGTAAAAAAGATGATTTTGCAGGTGATTATATTAATAATCTCACCTTAAATTATACCATAAAACCTAAAGAAATTGGACTAGTATATGGAAGAATTTTCGTTAAAACAAACGATCAAGACGAAAAAGAGGCACATTTTAAATCAGATCATTTTAATAATTATGCTCGTTTTATTGCAGATTTGATTTCTGATAAAGTCATCTATTCAAAAGAATTGGATAATTTTCTTATCGTAAAAACAATCAGTATGAAGTGATTGACGATACTAATTTTAAATTGAGTTATCCCGTTGAACCTAAACATCAAATAGATGACTTTTTAGATATTATGCTTGAGTTATATCGTGAACGTCTAAATTTAGATCATAATTACAAAATTTATCCGTATAGTGTTGCTGGCAATGATTTCATATATAGCTGCAAGACATTAAAACTCACAAAAGATAAGCCACAAGACAATGAGTTATACGCTATTAAGTATGATGTGAACTATAAAGATCTAGATTTTAAAACGCCAAATGATTTTTATGATTTAGTAACTGACAACGATAAAAGTAAACATAATTTAAAACTGGTACATGCTTATACAATGTATCGCAAAATGAAACTTATTCAAGCTGAAAAATGGTTCTTATTTAAAGATTTCGGGCGTTCAGGTAAAGGGTTATTTATAACTACTTTCAATAAACTTTTACATGTGAATAAAGTAAATTTTGACGGACTTGTCTCAGGTGGGTTTGAAGCAGCTAACGAATGGATGAATTTCTATGGTGCAGATATAGCACATGCTAATGAAACAGGTGAAATCACTAAACCTATGATGAGAATATTAAGAAAAATAGCAACAGGTGAAACAATTTCAGGTCGTGGTATTGGTCGAAACGCATTCACCTTTAAAAATAAATCCGTTTTGATACTAGATACAAACGAAAGTGTTGATACAGGTGAAATTACAGCTAATACAACTAGAACAATAAAAATAGCTTTCAAAGATAGACCACATGGAGAAACTGATGATGAAAGATACAAGATTTTTGAACCATATTGGAATTTTGTACAGCCAAACGATGAAGATTCTGAAGTAGCATCAGTTTCATTTTTAATCACAAGTTTAGAATACCTTAAAGAAATCGGGCGAGAATTTAGATTTAAAGATGTGACATTAAAACATTATTTCAGTGAAGAAGAATTGACTGAGACACAAGTTGTTATGTTGAAAGTGCTAAAACAACAAGGTTTTATTCTCTCAGGTGATGAAACACTGAAAAGGCTTATTGAAGATGATTATACGAGTTTAAAATATAAAAATGCTCGCCAAGACATGAAAAAAATTGGCGTTGGTATTAATAAGCAAATGAAAATCGAAGGTGTGAATACAAAAATTCACAAAGTAGAAAATGCGGAATTATTTAATATGGCATTATCCTTAATTACTGATTAATAAGGGTTACAGTAACCGTTAGTAACCTATGTTGTAACTTAAAATATGTTGATATAACAGTCGGTAACTCTTGTAACTCATTTTTCTTATAGTTGTATAGATAGTTAAATTTAAGGTGGCTCTTATAGGCAAAATGTAAGCTACAAGGGTTACCGGTTACCTAAAAAGGAGTGATGAAACATTGCAAAGATTGATAGAAGAAGATTATAAAAGTTTACGTTATAACAAAGCAAAAATTGACATGAAAAAGATTGGCGTTGGTATTAATAACCAAAAATGGATTGATGGTATAAATATGAAAGTACATGAGATAGAAAACTCGGAACTCTTTAATATGGCTTTAGATTTACTAGATAAGGGTTAGTATAACCTTCACTAACTCTTATAATAACCCTTAAAACTGTGAAACATCAAGGTCTAACCCTTATAACTCATATTTCTTATAGTTGCATTGATAGTTAAATTTAAAGTGGCTCTTATAGGCAAAATATAGGTTATAAGGGTTACCGGTTACCTAAAAAGGAGTGATATTCAATGACAGGTTATCATGTAGCGAAACAATTATTAAAAAAGAATATTGAAGTGATACCACTTAATAAACATAAAACGCCAACAGTATCATTTGCAGATAAAGATGTAACCGATGAATTTATTGAATATCATTCTTACAAATATCATCAGACAAATATGTTAGGCGTTCTTACTCGTAACGTATGGTGTATCGATATAGATATAAACCATGCAGATGGTGAAAATGGTTTCGAAAGTATCAAAGACATACCTTACTATGAGGAAATTGTATCTAATGCACAGGATACATTAGTTCAAACCACAGCAAGTGGTGGAAAACATATCATTTTTTATAAACGTAATGGTATTAATTATGGTCAGAAAATCGGATATTTACCTGGAATAGATATTAAAGCACACAATAACAGTTACTTTGTGCTTGCAGGTAGTCGAACGGATAAAGGAAAGTACAAACATAATGGCATCAAACCAAAGATGTATCAAGGTGAATTTGAAAATAGAATTTTTTCCAAACAAGGTAATTATATACAACAAACGTTAGAGCCATATTCAATCAAAAACATGTTACCTAATCAGAGTTTTGCTCATGTGAGAGGTGGCAAAGGTGGAGAAGGTAAACAAGCATATCAACGTATTGTAAATGGTGAAAGCGAATATAGGAATAATGATTTATATAAAGCAGCAAGTTACGCAAGGCAATGTAACGTAGATATTGAGCCATTACGCATATTAATTGGTGATAATAAAAATGGCGATGTGATAACTGAAAGACAATGGGAGGCGACAGTTAGAAGTGCAAGCCGTTAATGAAGAATACAATTTAGATGAACAAGCTGAACGCATTGGTCTAATAGTAGGTATTTCAGAAGAAATTTATTTTTGTTCAATAAGTAAGGTATCAACTGTTTACGTTGAGTATATAAACAATAGATGGGTGGCATGGCGTGAAAGTTATGTGCCTAATACAAATCAACGGACAAGTTATAAATTAATAACACAAGGCAATTTTGAATTAGTAATGGCAAGAGTGAAGAATTATCTAACATACATTAAAAGGAATAAAGGATGATGAATATGATAAACAAAAGACCTACTCAAACATTCGCACTAAATAAACAAAGACTAAATCATATGGATATCAATCAGTTAAAGGCTAACAACAAACCCATTTGTCACATTTATAAAACACAGGGCAAGTATCACTATTTAGAAATAGACTTTATAACATGTGATTGGTGTTTGTCGAGTTTAGGACAGGCAACACTGCAATCAAGGTTAAATACTGAATCAATTTTCTTGTGGTTAAGAGGGTACAATTTGAAACTCAACTATAACAGTGTAGGGCATATGACAATATATTTACGTGGTGATCATTTAGCGATTTATTATTTACTAGATGAAATTAATAAACTCACTGCAGATGCTAAATATTGGCAGAAATACAGAGATGGTAAACGTATGTTAGAAATTGATAGAAATAGTCACTATGTTATGCCGACACACCATATTAAAGGTAATACACAGAAAATAAGTTAAGGGAGTGTTTCCATGAATCACAGACGTATAGCACATCAAATTCTAGCACGTTTACCTACCCATGTGAACAATGTATCTGTTAGGTATATAGATTCACTGGTAAGGCGATATGCTAGGAAAAAGAAAGACTTTAGTGAAATAAAGCGCATAATAAACCAAAAACGAAAGAAGGCATTTAATTATGGTAAAAACAGTACAAGACAAGACAATCAATATCTTTGATAATCAAATCTATGATAAGGGTGTTAAGGCAAAAGAGGTTAAACAGAAGTACCATCAGATAACAAAGCGTATTAAACAGATTAATGGTAAAATTACACATTACCAAAATAATGATGAATTTGCAGAAGCAACAAAATTAAAGCGTCAACAAGCTGATTTAGAACAAGAGTTATTGAAATTAGATGAACAACTTAAAACATCGGATTACAGTATCACAGATGATGAATTTACATCATTCTACGATGCATATGATAGTGAAATGAAAGACATCGAAAAAACACATGAACAGTATCGAAAAGAGATGAAAAACAAACTTCAAGAAGTTGCAACCATTTATCGAAAAATGATTGAGAATAAAAATGAGGCTGGTCGTCGTATATCTCGTGAACGTTATGTTAAGCAAGAGAAGAACAATCCTGGTAACATTCACAACCGATATAAAGGCCAAATGTTAGCCCACGAAATTAATTTAGGTGATGGTGATAAATACAATGAACAAACAACGCCACGTGGTTATGCATGGAGAGTCGAACAAGCATTAGATGCCGTTTCTCGTGATGAGTTCCAAAAATATCATTATGGCAAGAAACAATGGTAAGGATGTGAATGTATGCTAACAACGATCAAACAATCAGATAATAACGTTAAATATAATAAGCAAAAGAATCGAATTACAGTACAAGCACTTACGACTGATAAACCTGTAGAAATGGGAACGACCCAAACAGTAGATCCTAACTATCAGACATTTAAAACATATGAGTTAGATAACAATGTATTTCAAGCATTAAAAGACAATGACAATCTATGTGTGATGTTAGACAACAATAAGGATAGTAATATCTTAGCATCGATACATCGTGGCAATTTAACAGTGGTAGTTAATAAAGGACTGTATGGACTGTCTATAGAAGTGGATGACAAACCAATTATGCAAGAATTTATAAAGTTAGTGCAGCAGAACAAAGTTAAGAGTGTACAAATCTATACAGATGAAGTGACATCGATGAATAAGCTCATTGAAAAGATTGGTAAAATAAAAGCAATTTCTATTAATACTAGGTAATGTAAAGTGGTATTATGACGGCGTTCATGGTATAATATAGATATTAAAGATGTACTAAATCTTTAATTTTGAGCGCTCAGTATTAAAGTCTAAATTAGCCATTGGGCATTTAACTCTTGTTATTTTCATTTGTTCCTAGTTCTTCTGTACGTTGGTTTAGGCCATCACTATTAATTGGTGGTGGTCTTTTCTTAAAGTATATATGTGAAAGTAATCACAATGATATATGTGGTACGCATTCAATGTGTAGCAGATACTTCAACATAGTATATAAAAGCACATACAGTTATAAGACCCAAGTATTAAAGGTGCAGGCAAACAATGAGCATAGATAATAAAGCGCCATCTGTTATAAAGTGCCCAAGCATTAAAGACACTGTGTATTAAAGCACACTGCTTATTAAGGTGGATAGTTTAGAGGACTGCACAATAAAGTATGCAGTGATTAAGCTACCTACATTAAAGGTCGGGTTGTTAAGCACACAGTTTATAAGGTCACTACTTTTAGTATGAGGATTGGATCCAACTAATGAGATAGTTCACACAGAAGTTTCATTGTGATTGTTCATCAACATTCAAAGAGAAGAAATGAATTGTAATTGATATTTGATTTCTAATTAAGAATGATTAATCCAATTAAGATAAATTGTTTAAGTTAATTCATTTGTTGAAGTTCAATTGTTGATTGAGTTCAGAAGATAAATGATTTCATTTGTTGAATCAATTCAGTTAAGAAGTTCATTAAGAGAAGAAAGTAAATGTAAAAAGTAATTTCAGATTTGAATTACAAAAAAAGTTTTAAAGAATTATTTTCAAAATAATATTTCTAATTTCAAAATAAAAATTAAATTCAAAAATCAAAATGAGATTTAAAAGTATAAATAATAATTGTTGTTCGTAAAGTGATAAGCAAGAACAATGTTAGAAGCAATTAGGAGATACAAAACGTTATAACTAAGCATGAATACTTTGCATTATACAATGCCATTTGTAGCCATTTAGAGAGCTATACAGAGCATACATTTATTATTTAGATTTTAGTTACTCAACAATCTTACATGTGGCTTAAATAGACTTAGAATACGATGTATGAAAAGAGTAAAAAGTAACTAAATTTAGATTGAAAGTAAATTAATTTTGCCCAGTAGATAATTAAAGTAGTGGTGGAAATTTTAACGGATAGATTAATTTTATCGGCAGTGAAAAAATTTTCGGATTGAGATTCAAAAAATAAATTTCAAAAATATTTTTGCGGGGCGAAGAAAACCCCCGTCGCTCTAGGGTTCGAGCGAAAACGAGCCCCACTTATCTTCGACTGAAATTCTAAATGAAATCTTAAATATTCGTAAAGACTTTTCACTTTACGTTAAATGACTTAGAAAGGAGAAACGAAAATGCCACCAAGAAAATTATTATCTCAACAAAAAGGTAATTTAACAGTCGAACAACAAGAAAATAAGAAAGCAACGGAAGAAGCAATGAAACAGCTTACTCCTTTAAACGCAGAACCTCCAGAGTGGTTAGATGATAGAGCAAAACAAGAATGGTTTAGAATATATCCATTACTAAAAGAGTTACCAATTGCCAGTTTAGATTTAGCATTGGTATCCGCATATTGCCAAGCCTATTCGGATTATATTCAAGCCACTGAACGTATGAAACAAGAAGGAGCAGTAATTGTTACTGAAAGAGGCACTAAATTAAACCAAAACCATGCTATTAAACGCGATGCACTGGCACAATTGAATAGTATTTCATCTAAGTTAGGTTTAACAGTAGAATCTAGACTAAAGATATTAGATCCTAAGAATGAAACGCCTAAGAAACAATCTGTATATGACCAATTTGGGATTTCAGATAACGACTAAGCAAAAGTACAAAGCTAATCAGAAAATAAAATAGATAAAGTTTAAAGGAGTGCAGAACTGTTGCTGAAGAAAAGTAAAAATACTTTCAGTGATGAAAGAGAAGAAAGAATTTCAGAATATGAGTTGTTGGTTAAATACAATCCTCAATTTATAAACAGAAAATGCCAAGCACTCGAAGAACAAATAAATGCCATGTATCATCTGAACATCTCACATATGACCTGTGATGAAGCAATGGGGGTAGTTTTCACCAGTTATCCATTAGATAAGTTAGTTATATGGATTGTTGAAAAAAAAGAAAAGTTAGAACGTTATAAAAATCAATCATTGGAACGCATGAATTTACTTAAAAGTATTGTCAACACTTATCCATATCATGAGCAACAAGAGATAATGCACTACATGCGTACAAATGGCGTTTATAAGCCTTATAGGAGCATTGAGAAGTTATGTGAAGATTTATATAAAGCCACGTATAAAGCTCGTCTAATCCGTCAGAGAGACCATTTGAAAGAACAAAGAAAGTATTTTGATGAAGAAGTAGAAAAAGTAAGAACTACATTACAAACGCAAAGAGAGGAGTTAGTTATATGAGAGGTTTAAAGAGTTTCGATTACAAAATACTGAGTGGATACATGGAAAACTATCAAACATTAGTTGATGAGTACAAAACAAAAGCTAGTCAAATGACTGAACAGAGATATAATAGAGTTAACAGTATCATAAAAGGGATTACCCAAGTATATAACAATGCGACACTACAAGAGCAGCAATTAATTAATATGTTATGGTGGAATAAACAACCTTATGACATTATCGCAGATGTTTTAGGGATAACAGAGTACACAATTAAGCATGCTAGAGAAGTATTATTACGCCGTGTTGCTAAAAGAAGTATATATCTATGATATATGACAAGAAAAGCGTTAGAGCCTTTATAATGAACTATGAACCACCGAAAGAAGAACTGCCATTGCACGAAGAGAATATAAATAATTTCTTTTCACTAGATAAACCTACAACATCGATAGAAACGAGCGATAATTTTGAAGAACATATATTTTTTAATGAATTATCGTCAGTAATTGAAAACATTGGTACAGATAAAGAGTTCGTTGTTTTCGATTTACTCGCTCATGGTTGGTCTTATGAGAAGATAGGCGAAATGCTCATGGTAACAGGCGGACGTGTTCGACAGATATTTAGCCGATTACTAGATAAGCTACCCTAAGAGGTGGCTTTTTTCTATGTATTTAAATAAAATTAGTTAGTAACCATTTACGTGCTAGGGATTTAAATGATTTCAGTTTTTACTGTTTCTTTAATATTCATAATTTTAGTTCTAGTCTTTAAGTCTCTAAAAAAAGTAAAAGGAAAGGGAAATAGTTGAGTAATATTCTTTTTATATTTAGAGGTTTTTATAAGATGATGAATGTATCTAATAAAAGTTACTACTCAAAAGCGAGTATCCTTTAAAATGACTGTACCCGTTGGGTGCAGTTTTTTTATTTATAACCTGTCAAAACTTTGCATCTCATTCAATAACAAACGGACTTAAAAGTACGCTTGTACCCAGTGCCTTAAAATAGGGAAGTGGTTTAATATGACAAAAAGGATACCCCTAATTTGGGGTATCCTTTTGTATATAACCGAACCAAATGTGGCTTCGTTAAATGTGTCCGTAAGTGGACATATTAGCTACTTAGCTTAATACCCTCAAATGTGAGGATATTAGTTTATACACAGCCCAAATGTGGGTTCAGTAATAGAACTGAACAGCTATACACATTCAATATGCTCAAATGTGAGAGTATTAATTAATAATACAAATGCTGACGCACTAAGTCAGTGCATTAGAAAACGACAATATCCGTTTTCTAATTTCTGAAAAGCTGAATATGGCTTGTTTAATTTATATATTTGCGTAGTTAGAAATACAATTTCGAAGTGTTTTAGCGCATGAGCTGATGTAACAATTTGTGACGTTAGCTACACGAGTATTCGATAAAGAGAGTAGGGTAACACGACGCCCAAAGTAACTTGATCTAGGATATGAACAAAATATTCACCCATGTATTGTAACTTGTAAATGTTAGATAAGTGAATGTAGCAACACCAGTGTTTATTGATAATATCGGTGAAGATGATGAAAGAAAAGAGATTTAAAAGGGTTGTAAGAGCAATACCCGAATACAGAGTTTCATATTGATGATATAAGGAGATTTGGGAAGTAAAGAAGATTAATTTTTTAAATTATAATATATTGTTGTAATTTTGATTGTTTCTAAGAAAATATAGAGTTATACTTAACAGAACTATATTTGATTAGGAGTAAAATATGTCTTATGATGATGAGTTGAATTTTCTTAAAAAAATAATTTCTGTAATCTATGAAAGAATGACTAATTACGCTGATACCTTTGTTGAACTAAGAAATAATAAAATTAATTTTAAAAAGAAATGTGTTTGTGATTTTTTGGATGATAAAAATACGTATATTGATAGTGAGTTGTTAGATAATGTAGTGGTTTTTAAAGAAATAGTAAAGAAAGAAAATAGAATCTTATTGATTGATGAAGAGTTAGAATTAGAAATAGATAAACGTATTAAAAATGAAAGGTCTATTTATAACAAACTTTTAAAATATCAAGCAAAAAATGGTAAAGGAAAGTATCCTATTATTAA